TGCGTTCCATTTATCAATAAATGGTTGGAAATCTAAACCAGTGCTAGCCCAAGTATCATTAGGAGTTGCGTCTTTAAATTCTACTTCATCTTCAGCGTTTGAAGTTTGATATTGAACTGCCCAAAAATTTGAATAAGAAGGGTTGCTCCAAAAAGCATCGTCATCAATTCTATGACCAACAGGTTGACCATCTGAAGGGTCAAGTTCTGATTGATTTATAATTATCTTATCGTCAAATATTACTGTCCAAGTTCCTCTAGATGCCATTTTTTCTCCTAAGTTTTAATAATATAAATTACTGTTAAATATGGTTGAAGCACTGAAGTCGAATCTCCACTAAAGTTTGCACTCATATTGTGTTGGTGTCCCGACCCAGATCCAGTTGAGTTTGTTTCTTTGTTTTCAGGAGCCTGTCCACTAAGGTCCTGGTCAAGTTGGTTTTGAGCCATAGATCTACCACCAACGTTCATGTTGTGGTTGTGACTAGCAAGTTGAGCTACTGATAAAGAAGCATTTGCTGTAGATCCACCTACGTTTCCAGTTGAGGCAACTGTGTTAGCTCCACCAGTAGATGCTAAAGCTTTGTTATTAGATTTTCCAATCGCTACGTTATCTGCTAAGTTTGGAAGATTAAAAGTAGTTGAACCATTACCTGCACCATAAGTTGTACCTACGATTGCAAATAAAGCAGAGTAAGTTGATCTCGAAACGGCTGCACCAGCACATTCTAAAAATCCTGTTGGCACAGAGGAATCTGACCATGGAACAATAGTTGCTGTAGGTATACCCTCGATACCTGTAAGGTTTGCTCCTGAAAAATCGTATTTTGTTGCTTCGTAATTTGACATATTATTTCTCCGTGTAAGTCCATCCTACGTTTGAACCAGAATAAACTAATCCAAATGCTGCACCTTCTGTATTAACTACTAAGTCAGAAGTTGCATTAGCTATTTTAGAACTATTTCTTCCAACAGTCAATGCGTTAGAATCAAACGTATATCTTGAATCTACAAAAGTAACCTCATCACCAACTGCAGGTGATGCAGGTAAAGTTATTGTTACAGCTCCGCCATTTGTTTCTACAAATAGTTTTGCACCAGCTTGTACTGTTTCTGATGCACTTACTGTTCTCCATTTTCTATATTCACTTGCTTTAACAACATTTGTTCCATCTGCATAAAGAAGATAACAATTACCTTCACAAAGTAAAACTCCTGTGCCAGATGCAGTTTTAAAAGTTAAAGTATTTCCTGCATGATCTGTTCCGTCTATAATGTTGTAAACTTTTTCAATGCTATCTGGACATGTAACTGTTCTATTAGCTGCTAAAGTTCCAGTTAATTTTATTGTAGCATTTCTTGCATTTGAAATTGTTCCATCAGTCATTGCAAGAACAACATCTGATGATGCTGCACTAATTGCTTCATAACCTGCAACTGATTGTTGAACAAGATTTAAGTTATTGTTTGTTTTTGTGCCCCATGTACCAGCGTTTTCGCCGGTTGCCATTAGCTCTATTTTTAAATCTGAGGAATAACTTGATGCCATAAATTTTGTCTCCTAATTATTGTGTATTTATATTGTTTATTTATTATTAAGTCAAACATAATTATGCAGGTGTTTTTCTAGTATATCCTGTGCTTGTTTTAGGGGTTCTTCTTGAGTATCCTGAGCTTGTTTTAGGGGCACGTCTTTCATAATATTTTAAAATAATACCAGCATCATTTAAAACCGTAGTAGCTGTTTGACCCAAACTATCTAAACTAGCTATGGTTAATTGAGTTGTGGTAAGAGCACCTACAGCACTTGTAGATGATTGACCAGCTAACAATGCTGGAGTTATATTTTCTATTGTTAATGATCCAATTGCACTTGTAGCTGAAACACCGGTTAATAAATGAATAGGGTTAGATGAAATCGTAATATCACCAATTGCTGTTTGAGCAGCAGATGGAGCAGTTATACCCATTACGTCTGCAGGAGATATGCTTCCTACTGCACTTGTGGCTGATTGACCGGATAGACCAACTGAATGATCGTCTACAGACAGTAATCCTGGACTTGATGTTAAACTTAATGCAGGTAATGTAAGTGTGTGATCAGAAAAAGCAGTTAAACTTCCTACTGCACTTGTAGATGATTGTCCTGTTAATCCCATTATCTGATCATCGGGACTTAAAGATCCAACCCTAGTTGTTGCAGATAAACCTATTAAATTAAATACAGCTGAGTTAACAGTGCCCCAACCATTTTCACCCCAATCTAAAGTACCCCAACCTGGTTGCACTTCTATAAATTCATTTGGTATGTTTAAAGATGTTGTTGCTGTTAAACCTGAAAGAATAACATCAATAGCAGACTCTCCCCAGTTTTCAAATCCCCAAGTATCTCTACCCCAACCTTGAGCATTAAAAGATTCAACTGACCCAACTGTAGATGTAAGTGATAAACCTGTAACAGAAATATTAACTTCCGTTTGAAGACCGTAACTATTTTGGCCCCAGGTGGTTCCGGATTGGTTCCAAGTGTTAGCCATAAGGATTTACTCCTTATGCTATCTGAACGATTGCGTTGCCTGCAGTTTGAGCTGGAAATTGAACTGTGAATGTGCCGCTTGTTACAGTTTTATCTGCACCAAAATTAATTGCACACACTGATCTGTTTGTTGTGAATCCTGTAACTGCTGTTGAATTATAAATTAAACAACCTCTTGCTGTAAATGTAGCTGAAGTAAAACTAACATCATTAAATTTTACACATGCTGTGTCCGTAGATAAAACTGGATCAGCTGATGCTGTTAATGCTGCTCCGCCTGCAGTATAACCAGTGTTTGACGCGCCTCCGTCAGTTTGACTTTGACTAACTTCTAGCGTGTTAGTTGGAACTGCGTTAGCTGATGCGGGAGCGGTGTAAACAGTTGTTGATTTACTTAATGAAGCTGAGTCACTTGAAAATAAAGCTATCTTAAATGCATTACCTGTAGGTGCACCACTAGCATCATTAAAATTGTGACCACCTTGTAAAATTTCTACTTTAAAAGAATTACATATTGCTGATGTTATAGTCATAAAATTTTATCTCCTAATTACGGCGACGGCGACTTGACTGGTATTCTAACTGTTCCGTCAGTATAATCATCTCGTCTTCGTCTTCCAAGTTGCATACCTGCAAACTGTTGTAGTGAAGTTTTATACTTATTCTCATATAATGTCAACATTTCCATTGGACCTTTTAAAAAACCAAAAGCTTCTACTAAACAAGCATATAAGAGCCCTTGTGGAAAATAATTACTTACATAAGTTCCAGAGGTATTAGTCTCTAACCCAGTTGGTTGAGCATTATAATAAATAGTGTATTTATAATTTTGATCTGGAGTAGGTGCAACAAATAAAGCGCCAGATGTAGCAGAGTCAACACCTGTGGTAGCTCCACCAAACATAGCATAATACTTAGGTAAACCTTTTACATCCTGAGCTGTTCTATCCCCAACAGGACCTGTAGCTTCTCCTACATATTCAGTAATATAAGTTTGATCTTTTTTTTCTAACCAAAAACCTTGGTCCGTATCTGATGTTGTAGAATTAAAAACTTGAACACCTCTTATAAATAAAGCTTTTGTAGGAACTGTAATAGTATTAAAATTTTGTGCAAATTGACCATTATCTTGAAATCTGTCAGAATCCATAGGAAGATCTATGTTGATTCTAAACTCAGCGTTTTCTATAAATCTATTTATAACAGCAGCAGTAAAAACACTGGAGTCTACTTCCGTGTAGTTTCTAATATCATCTGTTAAAGTTGAGTATGTATATCCAGCCATAATTAAGCTCTATCATTTATCGGTCCAATTGTACACTGAAAACCGCCTCCTGTTTCTGTGCTTAGTGCAGTAATGGTCGTAACATTTATACCATCAAATTGTGTAGTTGTAGATGGTTGACCCGTGCTTGGAACTGATGTTTCATTTAAAGATTCTACTTTATAACCTCCAAATACTTTTGCTCCAATTGCATGAGAAGTTGCTGTTGTATTTACAGGACTAACCCCTCTGTAAGGTGCACTTGTTCCTCTAGTACATCCTGTTAAAGTATTTAAAGATTTTCCAGTGTACTCAATAACTTCATTTTCATAAATTCCTGTTGTGCTATTTACTTTTTCTATTACAATAAAACCTGATGTTGGAAGCGCTGATACATCGCTTAAAGTAATTGTAGTATCCGAATCAGTTAATGTTTCATTTAAAGTTGTAGATAATTGTAAAGTAGATATAGAAAGAGAACCTACCGGAGATTTAACATTTCTTAATCTAATAAAATCATTTACTTGTAAATCACCATTTGGAAAATTAATTTTTAATGTAGTATTAGATGCGGTCACAAGAGGATTTTCGGGTAGAAAATCTTCTGTTGGAAATTCTGTTCTTGCAGTTCTTGCTCTTTGTAAAGCTTGTGGGTCTGCACTTGTTGGTTTAGGATCTAACTGTGGTTGTTTAGGCTCGTACTCTGAAACATGGACCAGGGCACCGTTCCATTCTCTAACCATTTCGTTATATGGAAAAGCCATGCCTGATCTATCTGAAATAGCTAAAGCATATTTACCTTGCGAAAAAGTAGTCATTAACCAATACCCGGATAATAAATTTTAGGTGAGATGTAAGTAGAATTAGAAGAACCGTCTTCGTCCTCTGCTCTTAACAATTCATCTTCATACAATAATTTTAATTCTTGAACTCTTTGTGGTGCGTACTTTACAGCTAAATAGTAAGACAAACCTGCAATCATACAAGGTACAAATCTATATGGCACATCGCTTGCATTTGTATAAGCACCTACATCATCAATTCTTTTTGTATAATAAAAATTTATAAAATCACCAGCTTGTGAAGTACCTGGTGTTAGATATAAAGTAACTGTAACCTTATCTATAAATCTTTGAACCCAATATTGTGTAGGTAAACCTTTTGAAGTTTTATTAGAAAATCCTTGATACTGTGATCTACTGATTTTTGTCATTGGTGTATCTACATTTGTGGACGCAACTCTATAATTTAATTCTTGTATATCAGTCATGCCGTTTGGAAATTGTAGAACAGCATCACCAGTAGTGTGAGTTGCAGCCGTGCTGCCATTAACACCTCTAACACACCCTGTTAAATTTAATGATGAAATACCTGAATAAGTAATTTGTTCAGTTCCAATTGTTATGATCCCACCTGTTGTCGGCATTCCAGTAACAGAAGCAACTCCAATAGTTGCAACACTAGAATTTATACCCGCAGATAAAGTAGTTGAAATACCATCTGAAGCTCCGTCAGATGGTGATCTAAAGAAAGTATAAACTGCTTGACCATCTACTAAAGATACATTTTGATTTTTTACTTCCCAAAAATGTAAACCTCTATTACCCCATTCAGAAAATAAAATATTTAAAGATCGTTTCGCAGTTTTTAATTGATAACCAGAAACACCTTGCATAC